AATTTTAGAGCAGCATTTATATCATTCCATTTTCTACGCTTCCCATTTACCCATTTAGCCCAATTAGTAATATTATCATCAAATAACCAATGATACTCAAACCCATTTTTTTTTGAATGTTCCCAACAAAAATTACGAGCGGGGTAACTTCCTACACCTAGATTTGAAAAAGGTAGTTTTAAAACATTTTTTTCTCCAACAGCATTAACATAATCTTCATACTCTTGTGGCTCTACTGCTATATAAAAATCAAGGCCTTCCCTTATAAAGTTTTTAGCAGTTAACGGATTATATGCCCTACCCTTTGAGATTATGTATATAGGAAAATTAGCCATTAATTACAGCATTTCTTTAGTTGTCATATTAACTTGCCAAGCCATATTCATTTTTTTATACTTAACTCCTGTTGATTTTAAATAGCTTTCGGCTTCTTCTTTCCCATCAAATATAAATACAACTCTTTGTAAACCTGATGAATCTCCAATAGGGTCAAACTCTTCTGTTAAATCTAAATCATCTTCTATTAACTCGTCAATATCTGTTCCTTGAATCCAAACATCCATTCCCCATTCTTCAATCTGTACATTATCCCATTCATTGGCTAATATATCCCAGTCCCATTCACCAAAACTAACATTGTCTTTTACTATAAATTCTTTTTCTTGTTCTTTAGTCAGGTTTTCTGCTTTTAATATATAAACTTCTTTTAGTCCTGCCTCTTTACAGGCTTTTAGTCTCATATTACCACCAAGAACAATCATATCACTATTAACTACAATAGGTCGTAGCTCTAGCATCTCAGGAAATTCTTTAATTGAACTTACAAGTTTTTTAAATTTGTTATCTTTTATTATTCTTGGGTTTTCGGTATTCTCAAACACCTTTCCTATTTTAACTTTCTCTATCATCTTAATTGGTTTTTTTCATTTTGTAAAACAAATATCCGTTCCATAAGATAATGATAAATAAAGCAACAGTTGAATCAATCATTTTCTATACCGTTATTATTTAAATCTCTTTGCATTAGTTCTATTAGTGTCATATTACAATTTGTCTATTAATTCTTGAATATTAAAATGTGCTAATTCGCATTCGTGTTGTTCTGCACCACCATATTCTATTTTTTCTGCAGCTATATTATAAAATTGTATTATTTGCTCTTCTATTTTCGGGTATTGCTTTATGCTCTGTAAGCAATGTTTGTATAATTCAAGAATTTTCATATTTCTTTATTCTTGTTTTTATATCTATCTATTTTATTATTTACCACTTTATATAGTAGGTATTCTCTTCTAATTATATAAGTTGACATAAATACTACTATCACTAATACTATCATATTGTTTGGTGTTATTTGTTTATCTTAAAAATAACCCTACCACTATAACCACAAAAGCAAGGATTTCAACCCACCAAATTTTGTTGTTTACTTTAGGTATAAGCATTATCAATGCAGTACCTAATGTGAATACCAATAAAGGCAGGTAAATACCATACTGAAAACTTAAGCCAAACAAAGCGCACCCAATTCCAACTGCTGCTCCTAAATAGTGAACGATATTTGTGTTTGCTGCTTTAGATAGAAAAGTTGTAGCCGCACCTACAAAACAGAGTCCAGCACCCGACATAAAAAACCAAGCGTTGCCCCCTTGAAATATCATAGCTATTCCAATAGACCAACAGAACAAAGTGAATAGGTTTTTCATTGGCTTTGGTAAATCATACCAAGACTGGGAAATAGAAGGCAAAGGTTTACCGAACTGCGAATAAAGAAACGCTATGTAAGTAATAAAAATTAATGCTTGAATTGTTGTTAGTATCATTTCTCTTTGGTTTTAAAGGTTATAAAGGGGAGTCAGCTGTACTTAACCATAAGCTCTTTATATATTTAGTTTATATAAACTGCTCCCCTCTATGATTAAAGCAAGGTGGATACTTACCCAAGTAAAGACTAATAATATTAGTACAACCACCCCGCTATGCATTCGGGGGACATTTTAATCTTTACCTACTCCTAGCATAAAAACTGTCCTCGCCCCCCTCATATTTTTATTTTATTTCCTCAACATTTTCTAAATACTTTTTCTCTAGCTTAAAATATTTCTCTTCAAGTAATTCATATTTATTCTCAAGGTAGTTAGTGTAGTCAAAGTCTAAACTTATTTTACTGGTGAAAGAAAATGTTTTTTCTAGCTCCATTAACCTTTTATCGTCTCTTCTGTATATAGGATACATTTTAACAAGGTATAATACATTTGAGTGGTCCATATGTTTTCCTTGCCCTTGAAAGAGTTTAGCGATAGATGTCCAACGCAGTTTTAGTTTATCCCTTAAAAGGTAACACATCAACGCTCTAGCCTCTACGTAAGCAGCTTGTCTTGTGTTTTGGTATATATCTATATGTAATGCTTTTTTAATCTCCTCACCAATCTCTAAAGCGGTCAAGTCTATATGTACTTTCTTTTTCATTAGTCAATTCTTAATTTTAAAAGGTTATAGCATTCAGCGTATTTCTGCCTTGCCTTGCCTTTGTATTCTTGTTTAAAAAGTTCGTACAGTTTTCTAGTGTACTGGTATTTAGTGTTACAACCTTCAAAGTATTTCTCTGCAAATCGCTTTCCCTTACCCATAAAGTAGTTGACGTTATCGGCTGTGTCACCTGCTATCATTTGCTCATAAAAGTTGTATAAGGCTTGTTCTTCGCTTATATCGTAGACTTCTTTGTGTTTGTAGTGGTAATTATACATCAGGCAAGGAAACTGCTTATAGTCTTTGTCAATGCTTACAATCATCACCTCATCCCTTCCTATATCTTGAGCTATGTTATACCAGTACCTTGCTACCATATCGTCTGTTTCAACACCATAGCCGTATATACTGTCATATTGTTTCTTAGCGTAGCTGTGCATCTCGTTTAATAATGGAGGCAGTTCAGCTTCTTTTCTATTGGCTTTGTACTTTCCAGTTATTAGTTTTCTAAAGTTACCCTTTGAACCACTAAATGTAAGCACCTTGTCTATGGTGTACATCATCTCTAAGTGGTTTACAATAGCCATAAACTGCTCATCAAACTTATTACGAGCATAGGATATGTCTGTGTGATACGGGCTATCGTCTAGGCTTTCCCTTTTCTTATAACAACTGGCAAAAATTAAACTGTCCGCATCCACTAGCAATATCATAATTCTTTTACCTCATCTTTAATGCGTTGCAATGTACTCTCTTGCATTCTAACCTGTTCTAAGCATACTAGGTTTATAATAGCAGGTAGGTCTTGAAATAATTGGTCTGTCGCTATTGTTAGCCATTGGTCGTTACCGTAACCTATAATTAACTCACCATCAGCAGCGTGTAGCGTGTTGGTTTCCCCGATGTATGTGTGTTTTCTAGCGTATTCTAAATCAATATTTAACCTTACGATTTCCGCTTTTAATTCTTCAGTATGATTCATAATATATTTATATCTAATTTTAAAAAATTTTTAGCTCCTTCAGTCTTCTTAACTTGATAGTTGATTATAACATCGGTAATGCTATGGTCTTTACCTGTATGCTTTTCAATTTCGTGTTTAATATAAAGCAGCTCCTCACGAGTTACCCTCATATTAATCATTTAAAGAGTCAAACAAAGTCTGCATTTTAACAATAGCCTCACTTATTATTTTTTTTTCTAACTCTAAGTAGGTGCTTCTGTTTTCTAGTTTAGAAAAGTTTTCAATTGAAATAAGAGCTCCTAAAATTTCTCCGTATTCGTAGGCTTGTGAATTTTTCATTTTGTCTGTTTTAAATTAACAATACTCAAATATAACATTTAATTTGTTATAAACAATAACTTTAATAAAGTTTATTTAGAAAAATTTAAATTAATAACAACAGCATCGTTTTCAGTAAGCAGATAAACGTCTTTTAAGAGCTTCTTTTTTGTCCACATCGTAGTATCAGGACAGTATTTTTGAACTGGCTCAGGTAGCGTTATAGTGTTTAAGTAGTACAAGAAGTTACCCTTTGGGTCAAAGACATAAAATATTTTTATAACATCCTTGTCTAATGCCATTAAAGCATCGTACTTGTCTTTCTCAAGCATTTTAGTGTCATAGTGCTTATTGCGGAACTTCATTTCAATCACACAATCAAACCCTTTTGGCGTTTTACCTATCGCATCATAACGAGAAAAGCCTTCACCTGACCATTTTAAATCCCAACCTTCAGAATTTAGCAGTAAAACAATAGCCTGTTCCCATTTATGAACCTTACTTATCCCCATTCCTAGTGTATGTCCAAACTAGGTTTAAATCTTGAATCCATTTGTTTATTGTTTTCGGGCTACAAGTACAAGGTTTATAATAGGTATGCTTGAAATATCTTGAGTGCAGGTTACAAACCAATTCAAACTCTGTTGGGCTGATAACGTTCTTGTTTTCTGCCAAGCGAAACTTAGTCCAGTCGTTGTAGTCTGTATCATTGAATTTATTCATCTTTTTATTTTTAAGTCGTTGAGGTTTTTTCTTCTCTTGTCGCAGTTACATTTTGTGCCTTTAAAAGAGTGGTACGTTTCTACAAGTAATTTAATGCCTGTGTACTTTGTAATGTAATAAATGATGTCTCCTAGTTTCATATTAAAACTTATTTAGTTTATTAATTGGTAAAACAGTTGCGTTTGCTCTTATTAATTTAAAATTACCAAAGTCTTTTCCTTTAGCAATTAATTCCCCTTTTTTAAAAAAATCAGAACAACCATACCAACCAAGAATCCAACCTTTGCTGTAATCATTTAAAATTCTCAAGAAAATATAATAATCAGCTTTTTGTTTGTGTACGCCATCTATTTTATGAGAGTTAACTGTACACAGATAGTTTTCTAATGGTTTGAATTTGCAACTTATTGTTTTTATTTCTAATCTTTTTCCTTTATTAGAAAGTAAATCATAATCATAATCATCAACATCTTCTTTGATGTTCAAATATTTCATTATAATTCTTTCGCCAATGTAACCTTCTAATATTCTTTTTTTCTCAAAACCAAATTTGTTCGGTTCTACATTTTCTGAATATTTAGCTTTTTCTAATTTATTTAAAGCGTAGTCAATAATCTCTTTTTCTATTACAAATTCAATCATATCAACTTTTTTAGTTTCTCTTTGACTTTCTTGTAAGTAAAATATAGTGAGAAATATTTAATTTTTGATTCCCTTGAAAAAGCTGCTATACTTTCACCTTCATTAATTATCTCAAAGACCTTTCTATCATACCAGTACATATCTGACAACGCATTAGTAACGTTTTTATAGCTTTCTTCATAGTTAACATCTTCTGTTTCTATCATCTCGCTATCACCTTCTATTGATAAATCGTCAATGTCTAATATTATTATGCCTTTCTGTCTTCTTTTTAAATCAAGAAACAAGCTCTTTAAGGTTTTGAAAATATAGTAATAATTGATGTCATCTTCATAGGTTATGTCTAGCCCCTTTTCAACTTGTAGCTGTATTTTAATGTACATCTCTTGAGTAATATCTTCAGCAACTCTTCTCGTACATCCAAAGGTTGAAACAATATCAATCCAAGTGTCGTGTTTTTTCGCTACTAAAATTATTACTTCTTTACTCATTTCAAAGGGTCGTATAAATTATCAACTATAACAGGCAGTCCTCGTTCATTAACTTGAAAGCTAAATGTTTCAAAGGCGTACCCTCTACTTCTTTTACATTTTACTGTAATCCATTCTTTGTTAACTGTGTTTGCTTCTAGCTCTATATGTGTTTCACATTTCTTCTCAAGAAACGAGCCTAAGTGACCAGTCATTTTAGAGGTTCCGTAGTTGTTATGAATCACGTTTATTATGTGACAATTATATCTAGCTGACCACTCCATTAGCTTCTGAACAAGTGCGTTTGTCTCTTCAATATTGTTAACATCGGATACAAGGTCGGCTATTCCGTC